ATTTAGCTACTGCTAACAAGTGGGAAGCTACTTATAACATTGATTTGATTCCTATGGTTCAGATCACAGTTAACACACCATTGGATACAACTACTATTTCTTAAGTTATAGTGGTTACTGAACTCTTTTGGGATGGGCTTGAATGACCCGAAGATGTTTATGCGAGCATCTTTCAACCCGAAAATTTAGCTAACGAAATTTTCTGTGGGACGACGGTCTTAAAAGAGTTTCAACAATAAAAGAGCCTCACTTTCGGGTGGGGCTTTTTTATGACGCTACAATATAGAGGAAATGTATTTTAAGGATTGTGGCTGCAACTATCGTTGCTACTTTGGAATCTGCCACAGCTAATAGTTACGTTACTTTAGCTGAAGCGAATACCTTCTTTGAAACCGTTCCAGATTCAACAACTTGGGATAATAAAACAGATGACCAGAAAAACAGAGCACTAATATCTGCCTGTAGTGAACTGGATTCTCTTAATTATTATGGTTATCGGTGTAATGAAGATCAGGCATTGAAATGGCCTCGAAATAACCATGAAGTGGATGGAGTTTCCTTTGCTTGCACAACAATTCCTAGAAATATTAAAGAAGCTCAGTATTTATTAGCCAGAGAATTAGCAAACGATCCAACATTAATGACAGGTAATAAAGGTACTGCTGGTGTTGCTAAAAAGATCAAAATGGGTGATATGGAGATAGAAAACGCAGAAGCTAGTCTTGCAACAGGTACAGTTAATAATATTTTTGATGTACTTCCTTGGTTACATCAAAAGCTAGGTGCTTATTGTGTTGGTGGATCGGGTAGTTACCAAGTCCGAGTTGTTAGAGGTTAATCATGGCTGGCGTTTATGACACGATGTTTAAAAATGCAGCTCAACAGGCTGTTAAACAATTAGGTGAAGGTTTAGATACCACAATTACTTATTCTGTTATAAAGAACGGAAGTTACAACGTAGAAACAGGTCAACAGTTTTCTGCGACAACAACTTACACAGACATCAAAGTACCTATAGCTTTTGTAAGAGCTGAAGAAGATGAAGGGCGAGAAACAAGAAGAGCAAAACTGTATATCACCCCAGATTTGATAGGTAATAACCAACCAAACTTTAATGACGAAATAACGCTGACATACGCAGGTGGAACGCACACAGCTCAAATTATTGACATAGATACAAAGGCAGGTGGACAAACTTATTTATTTATCGTTGTTGTGAGGTTCTAATGGCTAGAAGAGCAGCAAGATCTAGAAGAGGTAATCAAAGGTCTTACACAGAGATGAAGGCCGATGAATTTGGAAAAGCAATACGAGAAGAATTTGGTGAGACGATAGATTTCCAATTAAATGGTTTCGTTAAGGCTGTAGTCGCAGACCTAACAACTAGCTACGCAAAAAAGGGCGTAAGCCCAGTGTTAACAGGGTTTTTTGCTTCTAGCTGGAAAGCTGATATTAATAGAATCGCTAGAACAGATACACCAAAAGGAACTGAGTGGGAAAAAATAAAATACAGACATACCAGAGATGCAAAGCTATTGCCTGGTTACAAACCTTTAATTAAACAAAGACACCCTGTTCCCAATATTTTTAGTCGAGAAAAACCTGTATTTATAGGTAATACAACAAAATACGCCCCGTATGCAGTTGTATCTAAAAAATCTAGGATAAACGCTTACTTACAGGGAGGCGGTGTGGGAGGTGACTCTATGACAACCAAGATAGAAAGATTCTTCTCCGATAAAGGCCCAGATATTAGACTCGGTGGATCGTCTACAGTGATACCTAATAATGATCCCGTTCAAAGGCGTATCAGCTACACTAAATTATGACCTTAGTTAAAGTCAGAGCTGCCTTAGAAAAATCCATTACGGATGAAATTCTGGCGACTAATCCCAGGGTAAAAATTATCTACGACAATATAGCGTTTACGACCCCTAGTAAAAACGTCGCTTACGTTGTTATAGCTGTAAATTTTGGACAAGCTACAAAACAGAATCAAGGGGCAGCGACACCCTTCTATTCTGGTTTTATTCAATGCGATGTATATGTGCCAAAGGGTAAAGGAACATCAAAAATGGCATCAATTAGTGAGGCAGTCATAACAGGGATGACAGCAGTAAACGCACCAACGTATGTAGATAAGTACTCTTGTAACCCACGCACACTAGATGTTGTAGGCCCAGGTCCGATAGATAATGATCAGGAATCACATTTCTTAGGTGTAATATCTTGCCAGTTTTCAGCAAGTACCTAGTATAGTAATAATCTAATAAGCATATTATTTATGTCTAAGGCAGTAGAACTTTTAAGGGGCAGCTTCGGTGTTAGCCAACTGTATCAACACGAAGTAGTAAAGGACGGCACTGTAGTATTAACAATTTATTGGCATCCTCTTACTATCGCAGAACGGGAATCTATACAGAAAAGAACTTCAAGCGATGATGCTAATGACTTTGCTTTGAGCTTGATGATTCAAAAAGCTCTAGATGATAAGGGAAAAAGGTTGTTTGCTGACGGAGATAGAGCAGCTCTTCGCAGAGAAGTTGAGGCTGCTGTTCTACAAGAAATCCAATTAGCGATGCTTGAATCTGGAACAGATAAGGAGGTCGATAACGCTAAAGCGGAGTTAAAAAGCGAATAAACTTTGGTACTTTGTGTTCTCCCTAGCTAAAGAGTTAGGGATGACTGTTTCTCAATTAACAAACGAATTAACGATAGAAGAGATTATTGGTTGGTCCGCGTACTTTTCATTAAAAGCAGACGAAGAAGAGCGAGAAAAGGACAAAGTTCAAAGAGCTGCTGCTACTAGACATCAAACAAGGTAAACTAAGCGAAGTTCCTTGGATTAAATAGGAGTGGCTGCTGACTATACCAGGACGATTGTATTTAAGGTCGAAGACCAGGCGATAAAACGTGCAACAAATCAGATAGTCACCAGCCTGAAAAGAATAGAAACTACCCTAGAAAAGATCCATAAAAAAGGATTTAGCAAGATAGCCGTTGACGCAGGGAATATAGCTACAGGTATAGATAAAGCTACAGCCGCACTAAATAAATACAATAAAGAGCTGGCACGTGCCCAAAAACAGCAGTCTCTTCCTGCACCTAAAACACTGTTGCCTGAAAGTGCTGCTAATACTCCAGCTAATAGGAGAGCAAGAGCAGTAAGAGCAGTTAAAGGTAAGATTGGTACTGCTATGGCAGGTATAGGGGGTATTAGTGTAGCTGGTTTAGCTGCGTACTCAACGGCTGTTCAGACCATGAACGTGGCTATGAATAATGCAATAAGTATTTCACCACGACTTGCACACGCTCTAGGTTTTATAGAGAAGAAAACAAATGCTCTATCTATAGCTAAGAGTACTTTAATAGATGCTTTCCAAGCTCACCCTACTATTGGTGTTGGTATTGCTGCTGCTGTTATTGCTTTAGGAGTAGATTTTAAGAAGACGACTACAGCCGCTATATGGTTCAAAAACACTATAGATTCTATAGGAAAGACAAGATTAGGGAATGGGATAGCACAGGGGTTAAATCTTATTGGTCAAAAGGCAAGAAATCTACTCTTAGACCTTAACCCTATAGAAAGAATATTAGGAAGAATGACGGGAACAGGGCGTTTAACGTCCAGTTCCTTTAAGGGTTTTTCTGGAGGGGCACGTTATAGCCCTATAGATTCTATGTTCCCTATTGATGCTAATAGGAGAACTATTGATGTTAGCCCGATAAGTACAGGGCAGTCTAGCTTTGAAAGTTTTTATAGAGATCTTAGTTTTACTGAACAGACTATGGCTAGGGGTAGGGATCCCAGACAAAAGTTAGGTATGCGTGGTCGAATCAGTGCAAATGTAGCGGCAAGCCGTAGATCTAGGGCTGCTAGTGGTTTTGCTGATTGGGAAATAGATAGAAAAGGTATTAAGACTGCTAGTGCAAGAGATACAATTATGAAGTCTATAGAGAGAAAGAATAGAAGGTTAGTTCAGCAAGGTAAGGAAAAACTTAAGACCGAAAGACTGATAAATAAGGAGATGCAGAAACAACTAGGAATAGAGAAGAAACTGGGTAAGATGTTTACAGATAAGGCAAGAAGAGACAGAAGAAGAGAGGCAAGAATTAGGCTTGCAGGTAAGAAGATGGGTATGAATAGGCTGGATTCTAAAGGGGCAGAAAGCTTGATGCTCGGAGCAGGTTTCCCCATGCTATTCGGTGGGGGAGTTGGCGCAGTTGGTGGTGGTGTAGGAGGTGCATTACTAGGAAATATGATGGGACTGGGTGGTTTCGGAACCCAAATTATCGGTAGTGCTTTAGGTACTCAACTCGAATTACTACATAGCCGTGTTGTTGCCATAGGAAATGCAACTCAAACACTGAACCTTGACAAACTAGAAGAATCAGGCATACGAGTTAATGCTCAATTAGAACTTCAGATAAACAGATTGAAGAAGATAGGTAAATTCGAAGAAGCTGAAAGACTGTTGGAAAGAAAGGTATCTCAGACAACAGGTTCAGTCGGAACAACAAATAAAGATATAGCTAATAACGTGGCAATGCTTACAAATGTGTGGAACGGATTACTAGCAGCAGTAGGAACAACAATAGGAATAATAGCGGCTCCGTTTGTAACAGCTTTAGCTGCTGTACTTAAATTGGTCAGTGAGATATTCAGACTTGTTAATCTTATACTTAGTGGTGTTGCTTGGCTTATAAAGAAATTAGTTGAAGGATTCATAAACATATTGCCGAATGGTGAAAAAATACTAGAAGGCATTGAAAAGAGGTTCGGAAATATAAATGGTGCGTTAGACGATATAAATATGAAGTTTGCTAATTGGGTAGACAAGATGAAGGAAGACCAGCAGTTGATATTGGACAAGATAACTTTAGGAGAAAAGGAGGCTCTTATTCAGGCAGATATAAGGGCTGCTGTAGCAGAAATAGGTATAGAGAAAAAGGATCAGATCGAAACTACTGTTAGAGCTTTGCACGCAACAAGAGATCAATACGATGAAGTCAAGAGAGTAAGAGAAGCCTATAAAGCTATGGGTACAACGATTAAGGACGGCATCGTGGATGCTCTAGAGGCAGCAATATTAAAGACAAAGAGTTTAGGAGATGTAGCAAGAAGTGTCTTTAACATGATGGCTACTCAGCTATTAAGGATGGGAGTCAACTCTGCTCTGACAGGCATGTTTGGAGGGACAGGAATTGGTAAGTTCTTGGGATTGGGAAGTAATAAAGCTGCTGATACTATTCAGTCTGTGGTCACCCCTAACGCAATACCCAGAATTGTTGATGATATAAGTACACCAATACAACTAAGAAACGGTAATACACTAGATTTCACGACTATGGCTAAAGGAGGGCCAGTTAAGGGAGGAACCCCTTACATCATTGGAGAAGAAGGCCCAGAATTATTTGTTCCACGTTCTAGCGGTAATATTGTTCCAAATCATGCAGTGGGAGGAACAAATGTGGTTGTTAATGTTGATGCTTCTGGTTCGTCAGTTGAAGGTGATGTTGAGAGAAGCAGACAATTAGGAGAACTAATTGGTGCGGCTGTTCAATCAGAAATTATTAGACAGAAAAGACCTGGAGGTACACTCTTTTAATTATGGCTGACTTTCCTTCAATTACTCCGACATACGGAGCATTAAAAGCAAGTAATCCGAGCTTAAAACAAGTTCAGTTCGGTGATGGTTACGCACAGGTTATACGTTTTGGCCTTAATCAAAATCCAAGAACATGGAATTTAAGGTGGGAGGTTTCGGAAACAGAAGCAACTACGATAGAAGACTTCTTAGTAGACAGAGTAAATGATGGAGCAACTTTCAGGTGGAAACCATTAGATTCTTCTACCTTTTATAAATGGCGTTGTTTTTCTTGGACGAAATCAATACCTTATAAAGATAGGGCTACTATTAAAGCAACTTTTGTCCAATACTTTGAACCATAAATGGCAGTAGCAGCATGGGCGGCAAGCACCCCTTATTCAATTGGTGATATTAGAAGAGCTGCCACAGCTCAAGTTACAGGGTTATTTTTTAA